ATTCCTGATGACAATGTTGATGTAAACTGTCCTTGTGCTTGACCACCCCATGATCCAAGACCCCAACCTGTTGATGCTACCTCAACTGCTGGTCCTACTGGATAATAATGTTGTACTCTAATACCACCAGAGGTGCTTGCTCCAGAACCACTTTCGTTAGATGGCATAGTAATAGTTAAAGTAGTGTCAGTTGGTATTGAAGTTACCATAAATTTTATATCTGTAAAATCACTAGATCCAAAATTAGAATTAGTAATGCTTGTAAAACTATCTAATAAAATTACATCACCTTTGTTTATATTGTGTGCTGATGCAAAAGTTAAAGTTACAGCTGCGGATCCATTAGTTGTACTAAACGCTGATGTTAAAGTTGTAGTAGCTTTTATTGGATGTACGTCATAAAAAATACCACCTGAGTATATATATAAAATTCTGTTTGTTCCTAATGCTGCGTATTTAATTCCTGCTGTATTTACAAAATGGTGTATAGCTGTATTACGTCCTGTTAAAGATATAGAACCTAACTGTGCCCAACCACCTATTTTTTCTGGATAACCATATCTAAAACGGACATTGTCACCTGAAACCCATTGGCCCTCACCTTCGGTGGCTGTAACTTGTTTATTAAATCCTGGTGCAAATCTTACTTTTTGTAGCATATAGCCCTTTATATTACTAAAAGGCCCAGCTTACAAATGAATATCTAGTGCCTTTGGTTGCTTCTTTTACTTCGTGTGGATACATAAAGTTCGACGGAAATAAAAGTATATCTCCTGTTTTTAGCTTAATTTCTTTACCTCTGCAATAAAATTCACAGCCTTCATAGTCTTCATTAAGATTTGCTACAATTGATACTATCGGCACCCCTTTCATTTGACCATCAAATATACTATGGATATGATCATAATGTTCTCTCATCATAGTGCCTACTTCATATTTATTAAATCGTATAGGACTAAATTTTGTAAGCCATGGTGCATTAGTTTTTTCTCCTGGTGTGCTATGTTTTATTTGATAATTTTCTAATGCTTTTACAAGATAAGGTGTTATTTTATTTTGTTGTTCTTTAGTACAAGGCATAACATCTAATTCTTTTTCTTTTTCAGATTGAAATGTTCCTGCAGCATAGTTATTCCAAGTATGTTTTTGCCATTCTTTTTTATTACATTCATCTATTAATTGTTCACACACCTCTGCAGGTATATGATTTTCTACGTATATGTAATCTTTAATTGTGCTCATTTATCATTCTCCTTATATCTAGATGGGTTAAACTATCTTTACTACCTAACGTATCAATACTAAATGTATTAAATGACATACTAATTCTAGGTTCGTCACCTTGATTAATAGGTACACTGTGTTTTAAACTAGATGGAAACAATATAAGTTCTCCATCCGTGCAAGGTAATAAAAATGTTTCTGAGTTTAAATTATTATATTTTTTAGGATCAAGTTTTATAGCGCTTTGTATTGATTTAGAAAAAGATATTGGTGGTAGTTTAGGATCTTGTCTAAAATAAAATACACCACTTATAATACTATTAGGGTGTACATGTTCGTGATGTTTAGATCCTTTTGGATTTTTGTTTAACCAACACTGTGTAACAACTAACCTTTGATCTGATTGAAATACATTTTTAGTAAATTTATTTAATGACTCATAAATAAAATTTTTTATATTTTTAAACTGTTCGTGATCTAATAAATAAGTATCTTTAGATTTAAAATTTTCATTAGAATTTTGTTTAATCCATTCTAATGTATCAATATGTTTTAGTTCATCAACTAAAGAACCTTCATACTTTGTAATCAATAAAGGTGTAGGAAATATCTGTAATAACTCGTCTTTCATATATAGGATTATACTATATTATATTAAACTTGTAAAATTAATTAAAGACCACCATTTGCATCAGAACATGCACAGTTACTTGTTTTAGCAGCTGTTAGATCACCAAAATCAGCAGCATTACCAGTTGTTGCTATTGTTACATAATCTAAAACATTTGAAGCACTTGGTGTATAACCACCTCCCCAAGTTGCTCTAGTTCTATTTGATGCTGAACCAAAACTTCTTCTAGCTACAGTCAAGTTTCCAAAGTCTGCAGCATCGCCAGTTGAAGCAATAGTTATGTAATCAATAATATTAGATTTATTTGAATCATCATCTCCACCACCAAACACTGCTCTTACAGGAGACCCACTTCCTGCTTTAGCATAAAGTGCATCTGTTAAATCTCCAAAGTCTGACGCATTACCCGTAGAAGCTATGGTTATATAATCCATTGTATTAATTGGTGATCCACTTGTATTTACACCGCCTGAAAAAACTCCTCTAACTGTGCTACTTGCAGCTCCACCATTATATTTTGCAGCGGTCATATCACCAAAGTCTGTTGCATTACCAACTGTAGCCATAGTAATATAATCTATGACATTAACTGCATCAGGTCCAGTTGCTGTTGATCCTCCTGCAGCCACTCCTCTTGTAGGACTATTTAAACCATAGCATCCTCGTCCTGATCTTGTTAAATCTCCAAAATCAAAACTATTGCCTTCTGAAAAAAAAGAAACACAATTAATTTGTGTTGTTTCAGCAGATGATGGGGCATTATTACCTGCCATAAAAAAACCTCTAGTTAAACTAGCACATGGAGCCATCCAATAAGTATATGCTGTATTTAAATCCCCAAAGTCAAAAGCATTACCAAGAGTAGAAACAGTTATTCTTTCCATAACATTAATAGCACCTGGACTTATATAACCACCTGCATACAAAGCTCTTCCTGAAGTTCCAGGCATGTGGTATACTGATGGACTTTGAAGATGAGAAAGATAATCTTCATCTTCTCCTAATCCTCCATGAGAATTAGATGCAGAGCCACCACGCAATCTTGCTGAAGTTAAATCACCAAAATCTGCAGCATTACCTGCTGAAGCTATTGTTACAAAATCTATTATATTTGTTGGAGTTGCAGCATTATTTACTGTATTTCCACCTAAAAAAGCTGCTCTGGTGTTATTTGAATCACCTCCTGCACCTTTTCTAACTGCAGTTAAATCTCCAAAATCTGTAGCATTACCTGTTGAAGCAATTGTAATAGTATCTATTGTATTCACAACAGATCCTGTGTCTCCACCAGCATAAAGTGCTTTTGTTGTTGAAGAAACACCTGCTGGTACTGTTCTAGCTGATTGTAAATCTCCAAAGTCTGAGGTATTTCCAGTAGTAGCTATAGTAACATATTCTAGTTCATTACTTTTACCTCCTTCTACATGTCCACCACCAAATACTAATCTAGTGGGTGAAGCAGCAGCCGTCTGATCACTTCTACGAGCAGAAACATCACCAAAATCTGCAGCATTGCCTTCTGTTGCTAAAGTTAAATAACTTATAGTATTTGTATACCCAGACGAATGTTCTGGACTTTCTCCACCTCCAAAAATTCCTCTAATGTTATTTCCTGATGCAGCTAATCTATGAACTGTATTAGTTAAATTTCCAAAATCTACGGAATTACCTTTTGATTTAAAAAATGTAGCATCGATAGTATCTACTGCATTAGAAGGCTCGCCACCTCCTACAAATGCTCTTATTTTACTCCCTGTGCCTGATGTTGAACTTGTAGATCTAGTTAAATCTCCAAAATCTACAGCATCGCCAGTTGTAGTTAAAATTATAGAATCTATAATGTTAGAAGTAGAACCTCCTGTGTTACCTCCACCAAGTAAAACGTCTCCTGGTCTAATTTCATTAGTTCTAACTATATCATATCGTTCTTTAATATTCCAAAGTGCCATTATCCTTGTAAACCTCCATGTGAATCTGATGTTGTTCCATGTGAATGACCTACATTACTTAAATCTCCAAAATCAGCTGAGTTACCTGTAGAAGCAATAGTTATATATTGTATTACGTTAGTAGATGATGGATTTAAGTCCCCTGCAAAAATTCCTCTTGTATTATTTGAAGTTCCAGTAGCATATGCTGTTGTGTCTAATAAATCTCCAAAGTCTGTAGCATTTCCAGTTGATGCAATAGTAACATATTGTAATACATTAACTGCACTTGGAGTATAGCCACCACCAAATACTTGTCTAACCGAACTAGAACATCCAGCAATATATCCACTCGCAGTTGTTAAATCTCCAAAATCAGTTGCATCACCAGTTGAAGCTACTGTTATATAATCAATTGTATTATGATTACCAGCTGGATTAGAAACACCACCTCCAAATACTGCTCTTGTTGATGATCCACCAGGTCCAGCAAACCATCTTTGAACTGTTAAATCACCAAAATCTGTAGCGTTACCAGCTGAA